TTGGGCCTCAGGTCCAAGTGCCAACCTGGGTTATTCCAGTCGGGGTAAAATCCCAAACCACCAATTTCGCGGCACGAAGAAAGAATACCCCATTGCGTCCAGTAGTCAAGACCAATGAAATGAAAGTCAACTGCTTGACCTGTATAATGGTATGACTTCGGGGCGTGTCCGCTGGATGCCCATGCTTCATGTATGACAATAGGAACGCCAGCCTTGTGGCGAATACTGTCCATGAGTAGGACGAGCCTTTTATCAACGCGGCGTGGGTCTTCTTTGAACTCGGATTTCTGAAAGTAACGTAGTGAATCCCAACACATTAGCAGCTCCTTAAATGAAAATTGTGGGTTACAATTATGTTGATGGTAAGATTATATCATGTTGTCAACGGTAAATCAATGGTATATTATCACCGTCACCAGAGGCCATCGGCACCCTCCCCGGGCAAGTCGATCATGCGGATCTCTTCCTCGTCATCTTCTTCGTAGATCGTCTGTTTTGCCAAAAAATACCCTGCTACTACGTGCTGCTCCAGAGCGGTCTTGTCATACACCAAAACATCCATGATCGCCTCGGCCTCGTCCTGGTCGAATTGCCTGGGCGCAAGTCCGGTTCCGGTGAGCAGGTAATGCTCGTTATCGATGATGGGAGACCTGACCACGCTGATCGGCACACTGTACGTCTGCCACGTCCCACCGGCAGTTCGGTGCATCCCAAGTACCGGGTCTGACAGCCCGTTTTTCACCACCACGCTCGAAGGTTCGCGCATGGGCAAAAGTACCCCGCGATCAAAAAACACGCCGAGCAGTCGGCAGCATGGGACACAGGCAATTTTGACGGATGGATAGCCGGGATCATGCCTACGAATGTATCAAGATGAAGTCTCATTATCCCAAAGGTCCATTGGTTACAGGCCATTTTTGCCCGCTACATGCGGATAAACACAATGTCATAGTCAGTAGCAGGGCGAATATAATCATTCTGTGGAATTTCGTGGATGGTCATTCTTTTGGAAACTCTGTTTTGACGCTTTCAATAAAAGTTTTGAGAGCGTTTAGCTTGTCAGGACGACCCATGGCGTTTTCGGTGATGGCTTCGTTCTGCTTGTTCTGGGGCCAATGCGCCATAATGACGGCTTCTCGAATTTCTGCGTAATTTTGAACCAAAAACGCATCAACATCAGCGGGCATCGGTCGATCATTGAGCCGGATTACCTCATAGGTGTAAAACGTCTCGTCATTCCCATTTTCATCTGTACGTGTTACAGGTTGCACATTTCGCGTTAAGTTCAAAAAACCTTGTAGTCGGAACAACCTCTCAGGCTGTTCTTTCGATTCCCATATATTCATAATTTCTCCATTGTTGCACTCACCAAATTTGTAGCGTGCGGTTTGCGTCCTACCGTCCTGCTGCGCAGGAAACTGCATAGCGGTTTACGCTATGATCGCGGACCGAGAACCGACATCCCAACCCGTGTACGACGCAGCGCCAGCCGCATGCAGGCAACCGAGCCCCGCCGCACGCGTAAACCTCAGATCCCCGCCGACCCTCACGACCCGGGCACCGGAGGCCTGATAAAAATAGTCACTGATATATGAGCTACCACCACCGCCAATGGTCGCAGGCAGCAAGGTGCCATCCCACAGGTGCTTCTGGTAATTGTGGGAATGCGGAAGCTCTACGATATTTCCGTGTTGATCGAGTATCGGGTGATAATCAGCAGGTGGTGTCGTCCCGAGAGCTGCAATGTCTGCTGGATCGTCGCAGATATACGGTACCCAGTCGTACACATTTATCCCGTCCACCCATTTCCCAATATTGCCAAACGGGTTTTCTATGCCCCTGTACGAGTTTGCCGTATTCAGCGAGCCATTGTTTATCGTTCCGGATGCATTACCCAGGCTCAGGGTTGCGCCGACTGGTGTCAGGTTTGCTTCATCGGAAGAATCTTCCGTATGCCCTTCAAGCTGTTCCTGCACTCTAAACGTGCCATACTCCGAATACATGAGCAATCGGAGCAGATCGTATTGATGCCAATACCATTGCCCGAATACGCCGTCAGCCATGTTGGTACGAAATTGTGTTCGGGTTAGGTTATTTGCAGGTGGGGTAGCTGCACTTGGATACGCAGAGCCGTATTTTGTGCTCTGATACAGACACGCCTCCAAGGAGCCGATATACACATTGTCCTTGATCGTCCCGCCCCAGTTGAAAGCCGGATGCAGTGACATCTCCGGAAGGGGTGTGTCGGATGTGAACAGATTGACATACCCGTAGTCGTCAGTGAACAGGGCGTAGTATGTCTTTGGTATCTCGGTCATAATCTGGCCGATACTGCCGTCAAGGGTGGCATCTGTAACGCCGTCTTCCTGTTTTGTACTGTCCGTTGCACCAAGGTTATACACCTTTGTGCCGGTGTTATCCATGATGCAGCGCTTCATATTCAAGTGGCAATCGGTCAGCGACGACAGGTTGAAGGTCTGATAGGTGTCGGCAAGCGGGTCCCAGCGAAAGCCTACGGCCCCGAGATTTTCCAGATTGGTCTTGAGGGGCAGCCAGCCCATGGATATATGGCCGGATGAATCGGCAACGGGGATGCCCCCGGGCTCTGCTGATTCGCTTGGCGTTATTCCGGCCAGCTTTGCCTTGTCCGCATCTATGTAGTCGTTCGTTGACAGCCCCTTGCCGGCTATCGCATCGACCTTGCCGGCCAGGGCCGTATCCAGCCCAGGCACATCACTAGTTCCAATTAAAATATTTTGCTTTGATGCTAGGGCATCGTTAAGACCAGGAACGTCATTTGTCCCGGTTAAAACATCTTGTTTTGTTGCAAGGGCATCTCCAACAGTCGTAGCCTTAGCCGCGCCACTATCACTCGCATCACCAATAAGCAAATAATCATCATCGGCGACTTCTGTTATTTGCGTCATTTCTGAAGGAAATTTCATACTTATACCTCCTCATTTAATGTGGGCCAGGGACAGGCAGGATCGTCAGGACCATTCCAGGGAAACCCAGGCTGGCTGGTGATGTCGCGGAGGGCCTGACGGTAGGCTCGCACTGTCCCGGTGTTGTATGGACTGTCAGGAAGTACCATCCAGTCACAATTACGAAGTAGGTCGTCACGCCGTGTGCGTATCTGCTCTTCATAAGTCGGAGGGGCGGGCACCATCTCAGCCAATAATGTTTCAGCCTGTGCAAAGAGAGCTAGAACAGGTGTAGCATCAATATCACGGATTCGCCCTGTAAATGGGCTTGTTTCAGCCCACAAACCCTCTTCATCTTCCCCAATGAAGATATAACCTTTGTTAAGTAATGGTGTGCAATCAAGTGTAACAGGTGTTTCTTCCTGAATGAAGACAAGATTTTTATCACATATAATTTGTCGTTTCATTAGTATTACATCTCCCTTAAAGTTTCATAATATATGCGAGGGCGTAGTAGACGGCGATGTTCTGCGTCCCCGCTCCATGTGCACCTGTGGTACCTGATACAGTATGAGCATGTGCACCTGCATCCTCGGTAGAGTGGCTAAAATAATAATTACCAACATTTTGATATATACTACCCTCAAAGTCCTCCCCGCCCTCCCCAGAAACGTAGGTGATTGCGTGGCTATGGCTTCCAGTGCTGTTTGTTGTTGCGCTGAAGGCGTGCGTATGACTCGGAATACTACCATCCCCAGTAGCCCCTACATCATAATTCCCACCCGCAGCAATTACAAACCTATTACGTAAATCAGGTGTGCCATTTGTACCATCACAAAGAGCCCATCCTGATGGTATAGAATCAATACTGCCAGACCACATTATAATACCACCTTGAGGTGTGCCAACTTCTATCCACGTTGGTCCAGATGAATCTGCTAGCACCCACAAGCTATAATCATCTGTTTGCAACGCAAGTTTTTGTTCATCACTACTTGTAAGCTCTGTAGCGTTTTCACGGGCTGTTGCATCAGCGTAAACAAACGCAAATGGCGTATGTATCTCTGTGCCACTTAATTCTTGATGTAATGCCATAAGCTATTCTCCTATAACGTAAACGTTTTCTCCATCACTTGTTTTAACTACCGTAATACCATCACTTGTATAAACTGCTTCAGTGCCCGCAGGCGTAGCATCACCAGGAAAGGATACACTTACTGTTTTCCCGTCCGCGGGAGAACCACTATGCGTTACACAAAACTGGTAGTATCTATTATCTTGCAGGTTAAACACGTCGAAACGCGGGCTTGTTGTTGTGCCTATGAATTCCCATGGGCTATCCGTGCCTAGCAGACGCTTAAATACGGTCCATTGCATAGCACTACCGGACCATGTAAGACACAGGACATTCTTTTCTAGCCCTTCAAGTTTACGAACAGTTGTTTTACCTTTAAGGTTGGCAGTTGTTGTAAGGGCACTATATTGTGTAACTTCTGGTATCTCACCCTCATCATCATATATCTCATCATAATACTCAAGACACGTTATCTTGCACTGCAAATCAGAAGACTTGCTTATGGAAACAACACGAAACGGCTTGGTTACAATGTTCGTTTCGCCTATACTATAGATGTCTCCCGGCTCAGGGTCAATAGCCCACGCCCCGCTAGCAACGACTTGGTTCGTTGTCTGTTCTCCAGTCGTAAGCGTATGCTCTTCAATGCTATCGTCTACGCTATGCCGGAGCATAATGCTATAGGAGCCGGACGAGAGTGGCATCTCTATCTCGCGGTCTAGCGTAAGTATATTGTCTTCAAACGCTTGCACGCGCCCGCCATAGCCCCACTGTGGCACATCATGTTGTACAAGTATAACATCCCCAGGCTGGCAAGCAATGGCGTCTATCTGGGCCTCAAAAGATACTGTCCTTAACAGGTATTTGTTGCAATTTAAAAGATATTGTACATGGCGGGCAGCTATCTCTCTATTCGTGCACCCTGTAAGCGTAACAGTTGTCTCTATATCTACATCATCGCCAAGAAATGGGTCTGTGCGTACCTGGAATGTTGTTCTAGCGTAGTCGTACTCTTCATCCCAATACTCAACTTGTATAGAATTTGCCCTGTCTTCAAGACTTAGCCACGTTTCCTCAAGCGTATCAGCAATAATATTGCCGACGGTAAACATCTGTACAGGATCACTGGGCTTGTCTACGATAACACCATACTTATCCCCACGTTTTATAACGCGGCCACGTCCAAGCTGTTCGAGCATAGCCATAGCGTTCGGCGCCGTTAGTGTCTCATCCACATATAGCCCACAATAGATACCTTTCTCATCGCACCATTCTGCCCACTCTTCAAATTCGTCGTAGGAGAGTTTGTTTTCATTTATACCTAGGCCAGTGATGGTGTCAGTGAGGATAAGCCACGATGCCCATGCTGGGTTACTTGCAGGCTTATCTTCGCCCAGGACACTTACAGTTTGTTTATCTGCTATGCAGGTAACCGTAGGCATAGAGCCAGAAAGCTGGCTTGTGGCAAGGGCGTTTACGGCTAACAGGGCCGTGTTTGGATACGTGAAGTCATCATAGTATACCTCTTGTATATAGTCTAAGTATATATCACTACCGTAACGACTACCTGTGGGCGGCGTTTGCGTGAAGGCTACACGGATCTCATACTTGCCTTGTGTAAGGTTGTCCTTGCGGATGGATTTACGCGTGGTGCTATAATCCGATCCTGACATACTGTAAGTGCCCCAGCTTTCCCAATCATCCCACGTGTCTGCTGAAGCATCTAGCTGTCGGCGCGATTGTATTTCGAAATATACTTTAACAGTGTTAAGGGAACCTTCATCGTTAGCATACCATAAGCCAGTTGGGGCTACCATAACTACAACAAGACCATCACAGGAGTTGCCCATCGTGGTTGCGGTGGTCCACGAAAGGTCTGTGTTTAATTGAGAGTAAACGCTTATATCTGAATAGGTATCTCCAAAATAGCTTATAACGTCTTGTTCATTATGACCGTAACGTTTTTCTATAGATACTGAGTCGTAGTTGTTATAGTTGGTGTCGTTTACTTGTATATCTGTAATATTATCTACCTGCCCTTCAGCTATCATATAAAGCAAAGACAGGTATTGTTCATCACCATCAGATTTGGTGTAAGAGCTGATTAAGGCAGGTGTTACACGCATTTTTCCAAAAAGGGCAGGAACGGTGGTGCCTTCTTCATAAGGATTACTATCCTTGGACCAAGAATATGTAGTAGATGTGTCAGATAGGCTAGCACTAGCTGTGCTAAAGTTGCTGGGGAAAATTGAATTTACGACCAGGCCGCCAATAGCCCCTACCGCCATGGTTATACCAGCTGCTATGGCTTTAGATGCCGCTGTGTAACCTGTTACAGCTCCAGAAGGCCCTATAATTTGCATCCCATAAGCACTAAGCCATGCTTGCCCAGACCACGCAGCAACAGCTACAACCGCAAGAGACGCTATCGTCTTAAGCGGATTTTTACTATCGCCACCACCCCCACCGTGGAACACGGGACAGAGAACAAGTGAATCGCCAGCTTTAGGCAGCACGTGCTGTGGTTCTTCAACAATTAAGCCATTATGGGATGCTACGATATCAACATCAGGTTTCACGAGAGGATAGAATGACGTGAGATAGGAAGCCGCGCTTTTACCTTCCTCGAATGGTATGGTTTTTATAAGCCGCGAGCCATGAGGATCAAATGGATTGCGTATAACAGTGACTGTGATGGTATTTTTATCCAACATACCGCCAGTATCCTTTTATTCGTTTTCTATAGAAAGGGTGATCGATACGTTCTATGTGAGAGTGCTGTTTTTTAAGTGTATGGAGCATTTTGTTGCGGCCAATAACGAGGCCTATGTGGTTCATGAGGTCCGGGGCATTTTTGTCCGTGCCCATGATAGCTATGGCACATTCTTCCGGTCCTTTAATAGGCTTCCACTGACGTATAAGATCCCGCTTGCAATAGCCATCTATACCAATGCTATCGAAGCATGTGATAACGTAGTCCGGGAAGTCTACGTTGTATATGATTTTTGCCGCGAGACGTACAAGCCCCCAACAATCACACCCCTCAAACGTTCTTCCACCATCAACGAACGGTATTCCTATAAGACGTTGATCAAACATAAAGTGCTCCTGTACCAATGGATGGAAAGCCCCCGTAACGTGTGCTATTTCCCCGCTCGCGGCATGCAGCTAGCGTCTTTGGGCACGTATCGAACTCTGTGCCTGTGTAGCCACATTGAGGGCTCTTGAATTTCCAGCGGCAGATGTTTTTGTAGGCCTTGTGTCTAGGGAACGCTCTACGGAAGTTGTTGTTTGATGCTCCTAGCGTAAACGTAACCCACTCTGACGTGGCCGTGCAGCCTGTACACACGTACTCATATTCCAGCTCAACAGAAGGCTCTGCTGTATGTATCAGATATATATAATCATCTTCTACATCAGTAATAGGGGCTCCGTCAACATCCTCAAGGTACGTATTCTGGCCATAGTATTTTTGGAATACAACGCGTATGGTGACGGTAGCGCCCACACCGCCGTTACCTTCTTCTATATATGATTGGATTGCCCGGGTCTGGTTACCTACACTTACCGTAAGTTGTGGTTCTTCACCAGCAGACTGCTCAGATATATCGTCAATGGTAAACGGGAAGGCTACCCATTCTTCACCGCCCCACAGTACGTTCTCTGTGTTTCTACAGACGCGTATAACCTGGCCATCTGTGAGCTGTATCTCAAGTAGGATGATCCAGTTTGTGTTTGTAGAAAGTTTATTCTTCTCTATGATCGCGGCGCTAGATAAAGAAAGCATATACCTATGCCTCCTCTATGTTTATGGAACCTGAGCGATAGCCAGGCTTAGCCCACTTCCATTCGCCTACATTATCATCACTAAAACGCACCGTTAGCATATCTCCAGTAATAGGATGCTCGTATGAAAATGTATAGCCCTGGTTCGTGTAAAAGAAGTCTACAAGTTCTTGATAGCTGGCCTCAGGTAAAAATGACCAGCCTAGCGTAAACATAGAACGTCCGCGAGAATAACGCGGCCTAGATATAACTGTGCCATTTTCAAACTCACTGCGTATCTGACTTTTCGTAGGCGTTTCAGAAAACGACGAAGGCTTTTGCGTAATAGGAAATGTAGCCATGTTGTACTAGCCTCCTAACATGGTGCGCAGGTTGCTTTTG